TCGACAAGGGTGTTGTACATTCTACGCAGGGTTACGATCTTTCGAGTCCTTCGTTCTATGTAATGGTATTTATTATACCTTCTCTTCGGGATCATGGCAAGTATTTACTTTCCCTGACATTCTGGTGGGATTCTTCCAAGATAGGGATCATACTCAAACAACTGACTTTGATCCTCCATCTGTGCTAGAGACTCTCTCCAGTGATCTAAGATTCCTTTATGACTTCCCTTATGAAATACTTCAATATGTTCTGGATGTATCGATGAACCAAGTTCAATCTTATAATGAAAGAGTGGTATGGCATAGGTACGACCACAGTTATAGATCAAATCATCAGCAACAGGTCTTGGTTTGACTCCTTGATCTAAACGGAACTTATCACCCACACAATGATGGTCAATCAGTTTCTTAGCATGATGACGAGTAATCATGAAGCATGCAGTTGAAAAATCATTCACCCAACGAGCATGCATACTTGCATACACAACGCCTGGATTGATGATTGCAAGTTGAACCACATCCCAATCATATGGAAGTTTCTCTACAAACTGATCCCATGTAAAATTCCAAAAACGTGCAGTATCAAAACTGACATCATCCTCAGCAAAAATTGCATAAGGTGTGTCTGTTGTTTCATACCATTGTTTGATTGCCTTGAGATGTGATGTTACACATCCCACCTCACCAGATGTAATACCAATATCATGATTCCCTTCAAGTATATGATTCAGATCACCATGACGACCATCAAAGGCAGATACACGAGTTGGATTCAACTCCCAATACTTACACATTGATTGCATCTCTGCATCTCTTTCTGGTTGTCCATCAAGATTAATGTAATAGAGAGGGCCAAAGTTCTTCAATTTATATACAGCTTTATTTTTTTCACCAGAATATAAAGGCACCTCTGGTTTTGGTTGATCTGCAATCAGTTTATGAATTGACGGTATGTAATAGTTTTCAATTACAGTTTTCCACTCAAATGATCTAGCATACTCACGAATCTCCTCTCGATGTTCAATCGAATATTTTCTGTTCTTTATAATCTGTTCTTCAACATATTCAATATCTTTAATCTTCTTCTCTGGTATCACGGTAATAAACTTTTTATCTAAGTCTAGATTTGCCTTTGCATACTCACTGATGACTACACCAAGTCCAGCAGCAAACGCCTCCATGATAACAAGTGAATGTGCCTCACCATCAGATAGAAGAATTAAATTACCATACTCTGTTAAATTTTCATATAGATGTTCCTTTGTCCATTCACCAAGATAATTATTCTTTGTGTCATATCTTTCATCAACAATATTACCAGCAAAGTGTATGCTCTCAATGTTTTGGAATAGATGTTGTCTCTTACGATAATCAACCTTTGCAAGATAGATACTTCTTTCTCCAAAGATAGGCATCTCTGTGTATCTGAACGCATCAAAATTTACACCGTTTGGTGTGACAAATAATTTATCCTCTGGAAAGTTACTGAATATTTTGTATATATTTTTAATTCCTTCTGAAAGACAAAACACATTTGGTTTCATCTCTTGAAACTTGTTGAAGATATTTACATATCCATTCATCATGTCTGGTCTTTCCAGATAACCAAAGTGTGATGTCATCGCCTTTGGTTGTTTGATATGTGGATATAAAACTATGAAGTCATCGTAATTGATATGAACAAAGTCTGGATTAAACTCATTTATTGCAGCAAGAACTTTATTACCATCTGTGGTATTAATGATCTGTACTTCGTGTTTCAAGTCCTTTAGAGCGTTTGCCATGTCCCATATAAGAGACTCTACAGCACCCCACCCTTTCGGTGGTATTGGCATCAAACCTGGCCCAATGATCGAAATCTTCATTTCATACCCTCAATGTTTTCAACGTAAGTCTTGACTAACTTCTGCCAAGAAAAATTATCTATACCATACTGACGTATCTCTTTTCTCATCGTGACAGAGATCTCTCGATTCTTTCTGAGTTCTGTTTGAACATACTCAATGTCATTCCATTTATCATCTGGAATCACTGTCACGAAAGGCAATGACTTGTCTAAGTCATGTGCTGCATATTTAGACACGACAACACCAAGTCCTGATATCAAGGCTTCCTTGATGACTAGAGGTGTTCCGTTCTCACCATCAGATAACAACATCATGTTACCATAATCAGTCACATGTTGCAACTTGTGTTCATGAGTCCATTCACCAAGATAGTCAGCTAACTTTGGATTAAAATCTGTAGTGTTCGTATAGTGTCCTACAAATTCAATACCATAGATGCCCTGATAAAGATGTTGTCTCTTTCTTGGTTCAATCTTTCCAAGATATAAAGTCCATTCTGGTTTGTCTGGTTTCTCTTGGAAGTTGTAATCACGATGTTGTGCTCCATTTGGACACACTAAAAGTTTATCAAGTGGTGCATTGTCTTTCTTATAAGTTTCATAGTCCTTATAAGAAATACAAAAGTTATAATACTTGTCATTATTAATCAACCACTTATAGATCTTATCATATCCATCATGAGGATGTCTGTCTGGTTGATCGATGTAAGGATAATGAGAACTGATTGCTAACTTTGCGTTTGGACATGATGTGTGAATATAATCCATGATGTCATAGAATACATCATAATGAACATGAATAAAATCATAGTCCTCTTTAGCTAAGTCACGAATAATTTGACCACGATCAGGCGTGTTAATAATTGCTCCTTCATGACCTAACTCACCTAGTTCTGTGGCATAATCCCAAATCAAAGACTCAACAGCACCCCATCCTTTCGGTGGTATTTCAATGATGCCAGGCCCAACAAGTGCAATCTTCATTCATCCTCCTCATCTAATTCTACAATTGAATCAACAGGAACTTGATGACCATTAATATCATACCAATGTTGATCAACACCAATACTATCAGGTCTAACACCTAAGTATTGTAAATCAGAAAAGGAATGCTCACGAAGCATCGCCTGCAATCTCCAATGAATCAATTCAGATTTTTTCATTCTTCAACGTAACATACTTCTTTAAAATTTTTGATAAATTTTTCATCATCAAAGGCAGTTCTAAAATAACTTAGAGTTGGAAACTCTAGTAAGTCATTGTGAAAGGCAAATACTTTTTTATAAACATCATCTTGTGGATTCTTACCCCAGAATGTCTTAT